AGTTCTTTTATATATTGATATTTGTTTAATATTTTTTTGTCAACTGGATACCATTCTGATTTATTAGGTAATTTTGTTAATGGAATAATTGATTCTGCAAAAAATTCATATCCTACAATTTTATCAGTAATTTCTTTAGTGTTTAATATTGCTTTTTCAATATCTTCACTTTCTAAATAATCCATATTTTTAAATATTTCATCTACAGTAAAGAAATAAGTTGTGCTATAAAATATATCTACTTCACGATTACCATTTGAATCTTCTTCTGAAGTTAAAAATGCTTTATGCACTTTTCTATCTTTAGATGTTAAATAATGTGCATCAGTTGTCACTATCCATTTTATTCCATACGCTTTAGCTATTTTTACTGCCATTTTGTTAAAATCTATTTGCTCATCTTGCAAAGAAGGTTGCAATTCAATATAAAAATCTTTTCCAAATAAATCTAAACACCAATTTATAAAATAATCTATCTCATCTTTTATTTGCTCTTGTTTTTCTTCGTTTTCTTCTTGTAGTAAATTTAATATTAAATATGGTAGCATTCCACCGAGACATGCAGAGGACACAATTAAATGTCCTCTATCTTCATTTACAATTTCTTCTATGTCACTATAAAAAGTGGGTACTCTTTCTATACCTTTATAATTAAACATTCGTTTCCATGCTCTAATTGATAATTTTCTAATTTGCTCATGACCAATATTATCTTTTGCTAAAATTAAAAAATGATAAAATTGTGTTTTTCCTTGTTCTTTCATTTCTTCATACATTATTTCTTCATCGACTAAATAAATTTCATTGCCTAATATTGGTTTAAAATCTTTATGTATTTTTTCTTTGGATTTTAATTCTTTAACTATATTTAAAAATTTTATATGTCCTGAAACATTCTCATGATCTGTTAAAACCATAGCACGATTACCTAATTGATTAACATGTAAAACCATGTCTTTAATTTTATTAATTGAGTCAAAGTAAACGGATATTGCTATACTCTGAATGAACATGTAAATGCACAAAATCCTTATCTTGCAACAATATCCAACCCTTCTTTCTTTATAATATAATATTATTATTTATTACTAATTAAAATCTAAATTCCTTTGCATTTTCCACATTAAAATCTATTATATTTACTTGTCCATATTCATTATCATTCCATTTATTAATTTCAAACTCACCAATAACATCCATTTTTATTTTATTAGTTTTTGACTTAGATAATCCCTTGTGAGATTTCATAATCATTCTATTATATATTTCTTCTCCTGCAAACATTTTAATAAATGTTATTTTATTATTGCCTATATTTTTTTCAAACTTAATCAAATTTCTTTTTTCTCCCAGTAATTGAATGTCAGTTACCTGTAAGATTATCTGTGTGATAGCAAAAATAGGTTTTCTAAGTGTATTACCCCATATATTTGCCCATTGACCAACTTGAAGTACATGTTTTTCTTTTAATTTTCCTACAGGTATTTCATAATCAACTAAATAAACATCTTCGATATCTATATCTTTAAACATTTCATTTAATTTATTTTGTGTTTCTTGTATTTTACTTTCTTTAATTTTAAATCCTCCGGCGTTATTATGGCCGCCAACCATTATAAAGGTATCAATTTCTTTTAATATATTCATAAAAGATTCTACTGGAAATAAATTATAACTTCTAAAACTACCACCATAAATTATTTCTTTCTCTTTCTCTTTCATTTTCTTTAAAATAATTATTGGTCGTTTATAAATATTGGCTAATTTGTTTGCTACTAAACCAGTAAATGATTTCTCTAAAATATCAGTAGCATCCACAATTATAACTTTATTATTATTTAATTTTTGTGTTTCTATTATTTCTATTAATTGTTCCATTGATTTAGTAACTAATTTATCTTGTCTTGATTTTATATTGTTGCTTTCTCTAACCATCGTTTTTTGTAGAGTATGTATTTCAACTGGAGGCTTATCATCTGTTTTCTTTTTTCTTCTAGGTTGATATTCTCTTGAATCTTCTATTCCTAAAAAAGCATTAATCAAATCCATTTTTTCTTCTTGTGTGCCAATTCTTGTGACAGCATTAATAAAAGGTGCTATTTTCCAACCAACGAATTCAAAATTTATTGATTCTTCTTCCTTTTTGTTTTTAATTAAAAATTCTTTAATAAAATTATTATTTATTTTTTTTAATCCTTCAATAGCTAAATATCTAGTTTCATAATTTCTTAAATCCATTGAATCTCCAACGATACCAATTGCAACTAAATCTAAATCATTTTCTGCAAAATCTAATCCATATTTTTTATCATATTCTTTAATAAACTTATAAACAACTCCTGCCCCACTTAAAGTAGGATTAGGATATTGTCCATCTTGACAATTGATAACTATTGCATAAGGATTATCTTCTTCAATAGTATGATGATCTAAAATTAATATATCTACATCTTTTGTTTCTATTAATTCTTTACATTGTTTTACATCAGATGTTCCAGCATCTGGAACAATTAATAAATCAAATTCATATTGTTTTAAATTTTTAATAATAATACCATGAATTTTGTTATCATTCATTGAATGTGTAATTTTAATATTATTTTTTATATTTTTAATGTAATTATGAATTATTGTTGCTGAAGTGAGTCCATCTTGATCAACATCATCTATAATATGTATTTTACTATTATTTTCAATATGCCAATTAAGCATATTTAATCCTCGTACCATATTTTTAAATAACATCCCATCATGTAAAACTGTTTTATCTATATTTAATAACTCTTTTGGATTTTCAACACCTCTGTTTTTTAATAATATATCTAATAATTCATTTTCTGTAATTAAATCGTAACCTTTATTTAGCACTTTATATTTTATTACGAACATCTCCTTTTAAATTATCATTTCTCTCAATTCTTCAATATCATCTATGTAATATCGTTCTTTATATAATTCTTCAAATATTTCTTTTCCAAAATCTATAGGTGAATCCTTATATCCAATGCGTTTATCCCAACATACTACTATTGATACATTACAATATGGCATAAGCATTTCTGATATTTTTATTAATCTTTTTATGTAATTTTCATACTCTTTCCATGTTTTTGTATTTTTGTCTATATTCTCATCATCTATAAATTCTATTTGATATTGTTTATCAAATGCAATAATAATTTCTTCAATTCCTAATGATAATAATAAATCTCTTTGATAAAGACTTAAACTCATTCCGCATAATGCAATACTAATATTATTTTCTTGACCATAATAACTACTATATAACATCACTGCTTTTTCTGATTCAAAAATAATTGCTTTTTTAACTTGTTTTATATTATCCTGATTTTGAAATATCCCATAAAGATTAAAAGACATTGGATATTTATAAGTAAGATTTTGAATGGTAATTGGCATGTATTTTTTACCATTTTCAGTTTCATGTTTAAAAAACGATCTCCCTCTTACACCTACTAAATTACCATTAATATCATAGTGAGGAATAATTGCTTTATTTTGATTAATATAAAATTTAATTTGAAAAACATCTGCAATTTCATCCTTTATACCTTCATTGTACCAAGATAAAGGAATATAATTATCAAACATATTTAATATGTATTTATTATATGTAGGAAGTTGTATTATTCGATTTTCTTTTTTATAAAGATGAAGTTTTAAAAAATCTAAATCCTTATTTTGTACTTCTCGTTTTTGTAGTCCTCTTTTTAATTTCTTAAATCTTGAAATTCCTTTAAAATTACAAATGTAATTATAAGATTCAGTAAAATCAATTCCTTTAGCAGACATAATAACATCAAATAAACTTAATGATCCACAGCAAGTAAAACACTGAAAAAATTTACTATCTATGAAATAATATAATTTTTTACTGTCTCCTCCATGACAAATAGTATTAAAATATATATTTCCTTTATCATCTAATTTATAATTTTCTGATCCTAAATCTTTTAATATTTCAATAATATCTTCAGTAGTAATTAAATTAATTAATTCGTTTCTATCCACGGTAAATCACTCTCTCCGGTGATTTTATCTTCTAATTCTATAATTGTTTTATCTATAGATATTGGTTCATAATCTCTATTTGTACAAAATAAATCTATTGTTTTCATATTTCCTAAATTTTGATGACACCATATTTTAACTTCTTCTGTAATTTCACCAAATCTATTTTTATATATTGTATAACACATATTAGGAATTATTGTTTTATTCAATCCTTTAGCTTTTTGAATTAATGGTTGAATATAATCTAATTCTTTTTTAGTTGGAGCAAAAACAATAATTCCTACATCAGCTTTGTTTGGTAATGATCTGGCTCCTTTTACTGCTCTTTGATCTCTAACTCCATCTCTACGTGCTTCATCTGTTGTTTGTGTAAAACCAAAAATCACAATATCATAATCTGTAGCTAATTTTTTAATATTAGCAGAAAGATTTAATAATACTTGATCTTCTCTTGCTGACATTCCTTTAGTTAATTGAACATATTCAGTTATTAATGCTTGAGTTAATTCAAGGTAGTCAATTGCAAGGACATCTAACTCTTCTTTAAGTTTATATCTATCTATAGTATTTCTTAGATATGATAAGTCATAATTAGATTCATCTTCCAAATATATTTTAGCTTGTTTTACATATTCTATTGCTTTATCAATTCTTTTTTCTTCTTCTTTAGTTAAAATATTTTTTTTAATTTTATATTCTTCCACTCCACTAACGAATGCCCACATCATAGGTTCTAATTCTTCATATATTTTCATTTCTGTTCCTATGTATAAACCTACATTATTTTGACCATTAGGATTAGGTAAAAAATCTTCTTTATCAAAATCCCATAAATAAGGACAACAAATTAATAATAATCTTTCTATAGCACATCTGCTTTTACCTTTCCCACTATCTCTTGTTTCAAGAAAAAATCCTCCTTTTAAAGCACCTCTTGTAAGTGTATTCAGATATTTACTTTCAAGTCCATATCCATAACATGGAGATTCCTTCATTTTAATTCTTAATTCCTCTGCATTATCTCCAGATTTTCGTCGCTTTGATGAGTCTTTTATAAAAAATTTCTCTTTAATATTAAAATTTTTTCTATCAAAATGCTGTTGTATTTCATTTAATGTCATAGATTCAAATTTTTCTTGTTGTCGTTTAATAATCACATGATCTATTTCTTCCATATCCAAAATTTTTGATATATCTATACCTTCACTCATATAACTTCTTAATAAAGATAATTTTCTAATTTTATTATAATAATATTCATAATTAACAACATTTGCATCTTCATATACTTGAGATAACCATTCAAGATTCTTTTCATTTTCAAATAATAAAACATATCCCTTTGGATCGTTTGTATTTAAATATGTTTCAATATCAGAGATTTTAATTTCCTTTAATTCTTGAAGAGACAAATTATAAATACAGGTAAAAGTTAATTTATGTATGCCATTTGGAAAATCTTCATTTACATTTAATATATATTTTTTGTCTTTTAATAAATAAGGATCTTTCATTAAACATCCTAATACTTGACAAGATGCTCGTTTATCAAAATACTTTTCAATTTGTTTTTTAGTTATCCTCATTGTTTTCCTCCCAATTTATTTGCAATGGTAGAGGTTTTTTAGTATTAATTTGCTTATTCATTATTTTTGTTTTTATTTTTATAATTTGTTCATTATTAGCAAATTCATCTGCTTTATCTTCCAAATTAAATACTTTATTATAATGATTTTTAGCTTTATCATAATAATATGGAATAATACCTAAACCAGTTTCATCTATTACTTTATTTTCTAATATATCATAATAGTATAATAATGTATAATACATACCTATATTAGTATATTCATATTCACTTCGATAATTTTTCAACTGTTGAAACATCATACCTGTTGGAACTTTTATATTATATAACTTACATATGTATTGAAATAACAAATCCCAGTCATTTTTATATTTATCAGATTCTTCTTCTTTTACTTTTAAACATTTATTACAGTATTTTTTGTTGCTTTTAATTGTTAAATCTTCTTTATCAAAAGATTCTTTACACATATAACATTTTAACTGTTTTTGTTTTTTCTCCATAAAATAACCTACCTTTTAGTAAATAAAGAGGTAGTTTTCTACCTCTTTATTTTTTATGATATTATTCCTGATCTTCTAATTCTTCTAATAATTCTTCTAAATCTTGTTTAATTCTCATCAGAGGTTGAATTTGTTTTTTAGTTGATTCGCTGACAGTAATATCTTCTCCAAGATGTTCAGCAACGATATCTGCATATTCCTCAAGTTTATCAAATTCTTCAAATCGTGCAAATAATTCTCCAATAGATTCTTTTAATTCTTCATGTGTAGGTTCTTCACCTTCGTAAATTTCTCTTTGTGTTTTATAGTTAATATCATCTTCTTGACCAGACATTTCTTTTTCTTTAATTAAACCTGCAATAATAATCTTTTCTAAATTTTCTGCTGTAAAATCTTCGATATATCGTTCAGTATAGATATTTCTGCATCGAGCAAAGAATTCATCTGTTTCTGCTAAATAACCACTAGAATGAATTGGATTTCCTTCATCATCTACACCATTTGATTTTAGATATATAATATAATCAGAATTATTACGCATTGGAGCAATATTTCTTTCATCACCTTCAATGACAAATTTTTCTTTTTCTTTATCAAACTTTTCATGCCCAAGAAAAATCACAGTAAAACCAAGTTTTAATAGTTTATTTACCTGATTAAACATTTCATCTTGATATTCTTGCCACAACCCATATCCTTTATTGCCTGTTTTAATACTTGTTGAACCAAATTTCTCAGTTATGTAATCTCTACACCATCTACCCATAGTTTCCATTCCATCACAAATAATAGTAACCTGTTCTTGTTGAACAATTTTTGCCCACTTCTTACCACTTAATGTTTTTAAATGACCTGTAAAATCGCTCCATTTACTAGCTTTTAAAACAATAGCACCACTAATACCATTTAATCCTTCCTCAAAGGGAATAAAAACTGGATTTTTAAATTTTGATGCTTGATAGGTTTTTCCTAAATCGTTATAACCATATATTGTAATTATTTTCCCTCGTAAATCTGTTGTGATTTTACTTACCTTTGCTTTATCTTTAAATGTTGTTTCAACTAAACTTAATAAATCATTTGAAATTGCCATAAATATGTATTCCTCCATTTTATTTTTATTTTATGTTTATATAATAAGCTAATAAGAAAGAAGAAATTTCTTCTTTCTTATTAAAATTAAATGCCAAATCAAAACTTTGGACGTTCTCTTCTTGTATTTGTTTCTGATCCTTTATTATTTAATCCTTTTCCTTTTTTATTTTCGGGAGGTTCTTCATTTTTTTTATTTTCAATTTCAATATCTCTTTCAATTTTAGCCTTTTTAATAAGTTCTGGATCAAATTCTTTTTCTTCATCTTCTTGAATATCTGCACCAAGAATAATTAATTCGTTAACATATTCTCTATGTTCTTCAATTTTTGCTTTACCTAAAGTTCCACCTTTTTTAGTTTTAATAATCTTACTTTGATAATTGATATTACCCCACAATTCTAATGTCATACCTTCTTCAACAGAATTTAAAATATCTTCACCAAAATCATATTCTTCGCCTTCATCATCAATAATTGTCCCTGCAATAAATTCCATAGGAATAACTTTCCCACCATATACAGGAGTCCATCCAGAAATTATTGTCCTACCAGTTTCTTCATCATTTTTTATTTCTTCTTTAACTGATGTAACATACATTTCTACATCAAAATCAGCTTTATAATCTTCAGATTTAATGCTATTATCAATAGAAACAGTACCAAAACCTAATTCAATAGTAATTTTAGTTTTTACTTCTTCAGCTTCTTTAATTTTAAATATTTCTTCTTTAAAATGCGGTACAAATTCTTTATTACCGAATACTCTTACTTTAGTTACATTTTCTCGGTCTTCATCATTCTTACAATCTGCAAGTGTTAATTGTTCTCCTTTAATAAATTTATCTAGAGTCTCAAAAACTTTTTTAGCTTTACCATCCTTATTTTTCTCTTTTACAAAAACCTTTATTTCTAATTCTGAAAATTCACCAGTTTTAATAATTAAAGAACCATTTATATAGTTACCATCTTTATCTTTATTAAATTTTAATTTATGTTCTTTAACTTCACCTATTAATGTAACATTATTGATACCTTGTCTTAATTCATTATTTGCCATATGTAATATTATCTCCTTTATATATGTATTTTTTATTTTACCATTCTTACTAATTATTTAACTTATTAATCTATTAAACCAAACCTTACCACTTATTCTTCTTCATTATCACCACCCTTATCTTCATCCTCCACTTCATCTTCAATAACAACTTCAATATCCTGCTTTGTTGATTCACTTACACTAATACTAATATCACCTTCAATAAAAATTTTAAAATCATCTAAACTAAGAACATCTACTTCTTCACTTTTCTTATCATAAATATGTAACCCTTCCTCATCAATCTTTACCAATTGACCTTTTGCTTTAAGTGTGTTTTTAATTTCTTGTTCTTTAGTAATCATAAATCATTTCTCCTTTTCATTTTAAATTTTTAATTTTGGACTTATTTTTTGGATTCAATCTTAAATCTCTTACTCGATCCTTGTTTATTATAACATTTATATTATTATTCTGTCAAGATAAATTTTATTTATTTTTATTTTTACCTTGACAGAAATTAATAACTACTCATAACTACCAATAATTTCCTATTTACTCAACAACACGACCAATCATCTCATTAAATTGTGCTTCAGATATAATCTCCACACCTAATTGTCTTGCTTTCAAATTTTTACTGGAATTAGATGTTACATCATTATTCAATAAATACCTTGTATTCTTACTAACACTCCCTGATAGCTTGCCATTAAGTGATGTAATTAATTCTTCTAATTCTTTACGATTTTTAAATGTTTCTATATTTCCTGTCACCACAAATACAAGATTGTCAAGTGATTTATAATTCACATTATCCTTCCTTTCTTCATCTTTCACAAATTCCAAAGTATAAGTTAATTTAATCCACATTATTCTTTCAATGCCATTGTTATACCAATCATGTAAACTTTGATTAGTTATATCACCAAAATCATTTAACTTAGTAAAATCAAATCTATCAATCAATGCATTCTCAAATTCAAACCAATCATTATTAAAATGTTTAGCAAGAATTTTCGATGCACCTTTGCCAATTTGAGGAATACCAAGGGAATAAATAAAATTCTGTAATTTAACTTTTTTAGATTTATTAATGGAATCGATCAACTTTTTATATGATTTACTACCAAAACCTTCTAATTTAATAATTTGAGATTTATATTTCTCTAAATCATAAATATCATCAAATGTTTTTAACCAACCTTGATTAATAAATTTTTCTAAGGTTTGTTCTGACAATCCCTCGATATTAAGTGCATCCCTTGAAACAAAGTGAGAGAATTTTTTCAATAATTTAGCAGAACAGTTATCATTAGTACATTTTAATACTTTACTTTCATTCAATTGTTCAATAATTGTATTACCACCACATACAGGACACACTTTAGGTATTTCTAAATTATTACTTCTTGTAAAATTTTCTTCAATCTGCGGAATGATCATATTACATTTTACTATAGATATTGAATCAAATAATCCCAATTCTAAATCTTCTATGATACTTAAATTATGAAGACTTGCTCTTGAAACTTCTGTATTATCCAAAAGAACAGTATCAAAGATGGCAACAGGTGTAATAACTCCAGTTCTTCCAACAGACCATTCAATACCAGTTAATTGCGTAATTTCTGCTATATCAATTGCTTTGAGTGAAATACTATGATGAGGATGATGAGAAGTTTCGCCTAATGATTTAGAATATTTAACAGAATCCATGCTAAATACCAATCCATCAATTGGAGTTTTAGTTTCTTCTGCAATTTGATACATTTTATCAATATATTGCTCAATATTCTCACCTTTATTGATTTTTACATGACTAATCGTAGAAAATCCTAATTCATTTAACCATTTAAATTGTTCATACTTAGAATCTGATAATTCTTCACTACATTCAAGTATTCCAAAAGCATAAAAATATACTTCTCTTTGAGAGCAAATTTCACTTTTTAATTGCCGACAAGAACCTGAAACAAGATTTCTAGGTGTGGCATATTTATCTTCTTCTGATAACTTTGAATTAATTTTATCAAAATCATCTTTATGAATAATTGATTCTCCTGCTATTCTTAAAAATCCTTTAAATGGTATTTGTTTTGGGATATTTTTATATACTTTACAATTATGAGTGATTAATTCTCCAATAATTGAATTCCCTCTGGTTGAACCTTCAATTAACATTCCTTCATTATATACAATTTCATTAGTCAATCCATCAGCCTTTAACATTCCTAATATATCTTGATTTTTTCTCCATTGATTAATTTCATCAATAGATTTAGTTTTCGATAATGATTTTAATGGAATAGGATGTTCTACTTTTTGAAGTTTTGATACCACTTCATAACCTACAGTAATAGTAGGTGAATTATAAAGCACAAGATTACATTCTTTTTCAAGAGTAGATAATTCATCAAACATGGCATCATATTTTTGATCTGAAATAGTAGGTTTGTTTAGATTATAATAATTATGTCTATATACGTTCAATCTTGCAGTTAGTTCATGGATTCTTTCTATCTTATTCATATGTAACCTCCTTTTAATATTAATCTTTCTTATCTACTCAAACTTCATATCCTTCAATTTTTGCAATTGTTTCTCCACATTAGCGATTTTCCTCTTCCTCATTTCTTCTGCACGTTTAATAGCAGATTCTTTAGTTTTATGCCAGTCTTTACCTTCACCAAAATAATATTCTCCTTGATTATTAATTACGCTAACACAATCATTATCAATTTCAACTTCTTTTTCAGAAATGCCTGTAGTCAAAGCGTATTTAGTAATCCAAACTTTAAATATATCACTCATAATTAATCTCTCCTTTCTTTATTTATTCTTAATCCTAATGCATTATACCATTTATATTATTACTTTGTCAAGTATTTTATCTAATATAATATATCTAAAACTATCTTCTTTATATCTAAACAATATTTAATTGTATAGCAAAATAACAGATTACTTCCAGCAACTCACTGTACGGTCTAATTTAGTTCTACCATGTCACCTCTCATCTATCGTATGGAATTCCTGGGAACAGGATACTTGTCTGTTGATCCTTACTAAATCAAATAATCCCCACTGGTTTACCGTTTACTATACAAAATTATATCATGGTTTATTTGTATTCATATTATAACATTTATATTACCATTCTGTCAACATTTATTTTTCAATTTCCTCATCTTCACTTTCCTCACCAACAACAAAACTCATATGTTCACCATAACAAAAATCATAGCCATCATCCCATAATTCTTTACAAATATTTAATGCTTTTTTCATATCAAAATTAGCAGTTCCTTGAGTATCATCTGGAAACATAACTACTGAAAATACATTTCCATCTTTTAATTGGAACATAACTATTTCTGTGATTCTTCATGATTTGGATTATCTGTAATAATTGCTTTTCCTGCTAATAATATTTCTTTAACTTTAGCAAATTTCTTGATAGGTATAGTTGAGCATCCGCATGGCAATACCTCTATCATATGTATTTTTCCTCCTTATATTTAACTTATTGATTATTTATATTATAACATTTATTTTATCTTTCTGTCAAGTATGATCTATCAACCAAATTAAATTCTCTAACAAATTTATCTAAATCAAACTTAAATTGAAATCCAGCAGCTTTAACATGACCGCCTCCGTTAAACATCTTAGCAATTTCAGAACAATCTACTTCACCCTTAGTCCTCAAACTAGCAATGCCACTACCTAAACTAAAGAATAAATAGTAATCAATATTATCATCATTAATAAAATCTCTAACTTCTCCTGCATGTTGTGTTGATAAGAATACGGCAACATTCCTACCTTGATTATCTTTATATAATTTCATACTTTCTTTTTGTTTTTCAATAAACTTAATTTTACGTTCTTCTGCTAATTCTAAAATTAATTCTTCTGTCCTGCTTAGAGTACAATCTGAATTATTTAAAAATCTATCCATAAATCTTTCAAATCCATACTCATAAACAAGTAAATTTAATTTTTTACTCATAGGATATTTATGAATCCAAAGGTCATAGTCATTAGCATATGTAACTAAATCAAGATACTTTGCTAATTCTCTATATTTATTACGTAAATTTATTTCTAATGTATAATTTAATAACCATTCATAAAATACTTTAGCACCACATTTATCATCTGCAAATGTAACCCAATTATATTTAATTAACCATTTTGCAGTTTTATGATGATCAAACAATAATACACAATCATTATACTGAGAATTGTTTTCTTCAATTTTTTCTGCTACTTCTTCATTAACTGATATATCAGTAATAAATATAACATCTTTACCTAAGTATTCTAATACCTTTTCGTTAATATTATCGTAATTACAATATTCTACTTTTGCATTAGGATATACTACTTTTCCTATAATTCCTGCTGAGATGCCGTCGAAATCATTGTGGGTTAATATAATCATATAATTTTCCTCCTATTTTATTATTTTTATTTTTAATTATTATAAATTACATGCCGATAATCTCTTACATCCTTCTAATAATTCTTTATATTCATTTATTAATTTTCCAAAAGTATCAAATAAATTTTTAACATCTTCCCTAGATAATTCATTACCATTTAAAAATGATAGATATAAATTATCAAATTCTTCTGGTGTCATTATCATATAATTTTCCTCCTTTTTAAGTCAGCATAAAATTTATGTTTTATAATGATTTTGGTTTTCACAAACCCAATAAAATCAATGGTTTGTGAAAACACAATTTTTTCTAATTCTAAATTTTTATTTATTTTTCTATTTTCTCATTAATTCCTGCTA